TTACGGAAAATCAGCCAATGGCCAGTCACTTGGATAGTTGGGCCACACATTCGCCTTTGCACTCCAGTTTTTCACTTGGTGCAAACCTTTGGGAAGATCTCCCTCGCAATCAATGTCGCCTAAATAAACTAGGTAAGATGGTGACCCGATAAAAGTTAAAAGTCTGACATAGACGACTACGGCAAACTTTCCATTTTCTCGAGCAAACGCGGAAAACGCAATATTGTGCATATAAAGTACTTTGGGACCGTCTCGCCTACTACCCACGAAGCGACATCCATCTCCCTTTCCATGCAAAACAAAACTCGATAATCGTTCAGATCGAAAGGTAGAATCGACGGCCCTGATGTATTCTCCATAGGCCACCTTGGCCATGAAACGCGCCCATGTCTTAGAGTTAATTTGAAAACTGGGACCCCAGAATCCTGAAGCTACCGGGTCTTGCGTCTTGTTAAGCGAGATCACTTGGATGTCAAATTTACGGTGCTTTTGACCTTTTGTCTCATTTGTCAAAGCCCTCGGTAGATATGAAAAATAAGGGAAAAGTGCAAACTGACCAATTGCTTTAATCGGCATTTCGATTTGATCCCCACTTTCATTTTCTAGACGCGTTTTACCTGTCCAAATTCCCCTTTTTTTGGAGTGACGTGTTCCGGCCCCTAGGTACTCTCGCGCGCGGCCGAGACCGTTTCTGAGAACTGCAAGTTCCAACTTGGATGTTAGCTTTGCGCACTCTAAGCACGATCCTTTTTGGAGTACATACTGACCCCACAGACCTTTTGGTATTGTGTGTTCGTCTGTCAAAGCATCTTTATTGCCGCAGTAAATGCAACCATCAACTCTGACGTTCCCATCCGGTACTCCGATACGGAGCGTGAGCTTCTTTTGAGCAGATTTCGGTGTGCTTTCAGGGGTCTGCATGCGGCAACACTACATCTGCATGTATCCTGTTCCAAGCTTTCTCCGAAGGGCCAACGTTATGTTTCAGCTGACATGTACGGCTTGCTGTTGATCGTGGTTGTAGTGTGACCAACTGTTTTAAAGAGTCAGGGGGCCAATTCACCCTACAAACATATCAGAATTTGGCTTCTGGAAGCTGGAGAGCTCAAAAAGTCGCCGTAGCTTATGGCAATTAGACATTGTCCGTGCCGTCGGGGTTTGGCCAGAATCCCTGTTCTAACGCCCCTTTAACACCCCCCTAAACACCCCCCTCACTCCACATACCGAAACCCCTGGACGGCGCGGAAGTGACCTCCGTAGCCGGTCCCGGCAGGCTTGAGGCCTTTGCGTGCCCGGGCGGCGGCGAGGGTCTTCATGCTGCGCTCTTTGGACTCGGCGTAGAGGATGGCCGAGACCTGCGCCCAGAGGGGATCGCGGCGCAGGGCTGCGGCGAGGCCCGGGTGCGAGGTGTGAAAGAGCATCGGCATCGGCTTGTCATAGCGGTTCACGCCGCGCCGCCAGAGGGCGCAGACCTCGTTGAGGAACCGTAGCCCCAGCCCCGCGCCCTGCCACTCGGGCATGACGACAAGGCGACAGGCGCGGCCCTCGACCAGCCCCGGCCGGGTCGAGACGGCGAGATGCGCCACGGGCGCGCCGTCGACAAAGCCCACGTAGTAATTGGCCGCGATCATGCGGGGCAGCTTCAGGTAGTGATGCGGCTCAAAGGCGGGCCAGAAGGAGCCGTCCGTCTGGTGAATGTCCATGGCAATGCGCGGTGCCCGTCGAAGACGCCTCCAGCGAAACTCGGCGCGCCGGGTGTCGATCACCCAATCGGGCTGCAACCAGGACACCACGTCCTCGTGACAGGTGACGGCGACGAACTGGCCTTTGCCGCGCCGCCACGCCTTGGCAAAGGCGGCGGCCCCGATCTGGGCCACGCGTCGGTCGATGGTCGAGGTGAACTCGTCGAGAAGGGCAAAGCTCGGCCGCTCGGCCAGAATGCGCGCGAGCTCGGCGCGGAACTGCTCGCCGGTCGAGAGATGGCGGAAGGGCCGCAGCCAGCTGGGCACCGTGCCAAGCCCAACGGCCGAGAGCGCGGCCGTAACGGCGTCGAATTCGCCCTCGGGATCAATCGCGTCGATCAGCGCGCCCTCGGGCCACGGGCGCGGGTCAAGCTCCGCTCCGAAGGCTTCGCGGGCGAGCGAGGATTTGCCGCTGCCCGATGGGCCGACGATGAGGCCGATCTGCCACGGGCGGGCCGCTAGATCGGCCTCGACCTCGATGCGGAAATCGGCGTCCCCCTCGACGTTGAAGAGGCTGGAGACCCGGGCCGCGCGGTAGGTGTCCGGGATCGGGCTGGCGTGGTGAATGGCGAGCTTCATGTCACCACCACGCGGCATTTGAAGCCCTGACGGCGCAGGCGGCCGAAGGTGTCCACTTGGGCGGCCTCGTCCTCGAGGAGGACAATGACGCCATATTGCCGCCGGTAGCGGACGCCCTTGGGCAGGCCTGGCGCACCGGGGGGCAATTCAGGTTTCGGGAGGGTGGTCGATCTGGCCAAGTTTGGCTCCTTCTCTCTGCGCATCGCGCTTTGGGGGAAGGGCTCTTGGCCTCAGGATATTCATCGCCCGGCAGCGCGGGCATTTGATTGAGACGCCGGATATTTGCGCGCCTCTCTCGTATTTAAATAGCAAACGGCTGCATGCGCAGCAACGCAGTTCTAGACCTTCCAAATCGAATCGCCTCATTGTGCCGCCGCCCCCTTTGGGGCAGGGAGCGGCCATAAGGCGTATGCTGGTCGGCGGGGTTGAAGTTTGGCGACTGGCCCCGCGTCCCCGGGCGTGCTCTCCGGCACGCTCGGGGCCTCCTGTAGCTTCTGAGGCCGCGCCTCAGAACCGCGCGGCGAGCGCTGCGACGCCCTCGGGCACCTCGGGCCAGAGCGGATCGGTGCCTGTCTCGATGGCGCGGCGGCACTCGACCTGCATCGCTGCGACCCATGCTTTCCAGCCTTGGGCGAGGTCGAGATCGCCCTCTTGCAGGCCTGAGGCTGCGAGAGCATCCGCACGGGGCTCGCCATTGATAATGGCCGCCGTGAACACGATCCCGGCCTGCGCGATGTTCATCTGCGTGGTCTCGGAGCTGACGCTGAGGATTCGCGCGCGGCAATCGGCCTTGAGCGCGGCGGCACGCTCAAATGCGGCGGCTTGCGCCTTGGCCTCGGCGGTGATGGCTTGACTGAAATCAATCTGCATCGGGCGTCTCCACGTCATAGGGCGGCAGGGTCACGCGACCGTCGCTGGTCAGCGTGAGGGGAGCGGGATCAATCGTCTGCGCCGGGGCCGAAGCTCCGAACGGCACGACCAGTGATAGGTGCAGCGCGCCCTCGATCCGCTCGACCGGACCGGCGAACCAATTGCTCGCAATCGCCTCGCGTGGCAGCGTGGCCCCGTCTGGCAGGGGCGAGAAATCGAAGGCCTCGCCGTTGAGTGTCAGAATGTCGCCGGTGCGCGTGACCGTAAGGGGGGTGGCGCGGCGCTGTGGGATCAGTGTGATGTGCATGGGGTGCCTCCTTTAGAACCAGCGGCCAACTGAGATGGCATTTGCAAACGATGCGGTTCGCGCATTCGTTGTTAGAAAGGTGCTTAGGTTCACGCTTGTGGTCCCACCGGACGAAGCACGGGCAAACGCGACCGATCCACCCCCCGTGCTCACAGCAGAAATGCGCGGGGTCACGGCAAACTCTGCCGGATATGTCCATGTCACCTCACCTGCTGCTGAGGTCGCGACGGTCGTGGCGCATATCTGGAGACCGTTGGCAAATCGCGTGTATTCGCCATTCCCGCCAACAAACACGCTCTCGATCAGCGCGCCGGTCGGCACACCCGCCGCTTGGCTGACAGATCCGAGGATGTTTGAGCGGGCAAAGACCTGAGACCCGTTAAGCAGCAGGTTTGTGATCGCGTTGAAGCCCGCACTGGACAGCAATGCCCGCTGCACCCCGCCCGTGACCATGCCGATCTGATCCGCGCCGGGGCGGATCAGGCCGGTGTTGAGGTCGGACAGAAAGGCCAACCCCGGCTCAGCCAGCGTGCCATCGCCGAACCGACCCGAAAGCGGGCCAGCCTGCGCCGCGTCGAATATTGCCATCACATCGTTGAACGCCGCAATCAGCCCGTCGCGCACGGCCCCGAGATTGGCAATGGCGTAGCTGCCGCCGCTAATCGTCGTGCCGGTATAGGCGACCGCCAGCGTGATCGAGGTGTTGCTGTTGACGGTCAGAACCTCGCCGACAATCACGCCATTGCGCACCACCATCATGCCCGGCGCGGCATTGGCCTGCCATGCCGTGCCGCTGCCCGTCAGTGCGGCGCTGCCGCTCGTGATGCTGATCGTGCCGGTGCGATACCAGATGCTCATGGTGTTCCTCGCTCTGTGTCAACTGAATGTGGCAATTGCTTTTTCCTCCGCAAAAAGCTGCGTTCCCGGCAAAACGAGCACGCCCTTAAGACCACCGGGGTGAAACCAGTAACGTGCCTGCAGTTTGTAGGTGGTCGACGATGCCCCCGGCGTCGTGCGGTTCTTGAAAACCATGCTGTCGAGCAGTTGCCGTTTGCCCAACTCGACGCGTTGACGGTAGACAAGCGTGTCTTCCATCTGCACTCCGTTCCGAAGTATGCGATACTCCACGTCAGCGCCCAGATCATCTGGGCTGAGTGACCCCGCCTGAAATCTGACGTTCAGGATCATGTGTCGCTCACTCGGCAGATTGCTGTGCGCTGCCGTCAAAGTCAGAACATCTTGAAAGGCAGAAGTACTGGTGATCAGAAACTCTGAACCAAGCGTCACCGCGCTGATTTTTCCTATAGCGTCAGGTGCGAATTTGTCTGAAATCAGCGACCCACCAAGAATCAAATCACCGTCCAGCACGAAATCGCCCGTTACCTCGACGGTGCCGTCCAGCTTGATGTAATCGCCCTTGATCCGGGCGGTCGTGACAGGCTCTGTCTCGCCATCGTCCACACGCACAAGAGACAGCACATCGTCACCGCCAAGTGACCAGACAAAGCCGCTCGAAATCCCGTCAAGGGTTGCCTCAGCAAAGGCCGTGGCCTCTGCCAGTGCCGTGAAACTGCCGTAGCTGGCGACGATCTGCTGGTTGACCGCCGCCACCGCGCCCTCGGCTGTCACGCGGGTTGCCGCAACCGATGTAATCACGGCCGCGTTCTGATCGACCTTAGACGCGAGAAGAAGCCGCTCGCTCGCCTCGGCGCTCAGTCCGTCGACGACCTGAGTGGAAATTTCGCGCCGCCCAAATGCGGCTGTTTCCCGTACCGCCTGCCCGTCGAGAAATCCGCGCAGCAGTCCCTCGGCAACCTCATCAGCACCCTGACCCACCCGGCCGAACAGGTCCAAGACAGAGCGCGGCATGTTCGCATCGCCAAGCACAGCATCATGCCGGTCAAACGCGGTGTCGATCTGATCGCGCAGCGCATCGGCCAGATCCGCTTGCGTCAATCGCAAGTCAGGCGTGGTGACGGTCAGCCACGGCGTCCACGCGGTCGGGGCATCGGCCACGTAGCGCGCCCGCGCCTCGTATTGCGTAGCAGCGATAATATCGCCCCGCACCAGCACCCGGCCCCCATCAACCGGCTTGATCCCCTCTGCGACGATGTCCTGAGTTGCCTTGACCCGCACCTGATATTTCAGGTTGCGGATCGCGGGCAGGCTTTCAATCGTCCAGGTCAACAGGATTGCCGGGCGGCGCGCAGTGCCGCCTGCGTCCGACAGGTCAAACGCAGCCACTGACAGCGGCACCACAAGCGGCGCAGGCGGTGTCTGACCATTGGTGGGCAGAGGTGCCGGCACGTCGAGCTCCGGCCCCCAATCTGTATCCGTGGCCTCGCGCTCGCGCATCACCACGACTTGCAGCAACGTGTCGGTGCGGTCCTCGACCTCGATCACCTCGAACACCTTGTTCGTGTAGCCGTAAATCTCGGACGTGAAGCTGATCGAATCCAGCGGCTCGACCAGCGCGAAACTCGGCGGCAAGGTCACTTGGAACGTCACAAACCGGCGCGCATCCAGCAGCAGAGAATTCAGCAGGTGCTGCGCCTGCGCCTTGACGCTCACCGCAGGCAGTCCAACGCTTGCCACCCGCTGCCCGCCATCCTCGGCCACCCAATCCTCGTTGAGGATCAGATCGGCCTCGCGGCCCTCCCAAATATCATTCGGCTCAACATAGGTGCCGGTGATCCCGTTCGTTGTATTCTCGAACGCCGGGAAGGGCGTCAGCTCCGAGGCTTCCGTGATCACGAAATCCGCATCGGTCAGCTCCAACACCGGGGCAGACGGCGCACCCACGCGCACCCGGAACACGCCGCCGAACTCGCTAGGCTGCGCAAAGCTGGCGCGGTTCATTTCCTCGATCACGTCGACGGGCTCCATCTCTTCGACGTTGATCTCGAACCCGGCCACGTATTGCTTGCGGTCCCCGATCAGGACGTCGCACTCGTTCATGGCCGCAAACCAGTTATCCAGCGGCAAATCAATGGCAGGCACCTTCCCGCCCCAGATGTCGCCCGTGGGCAGGGTGATGCCACGATAGATGTTGTAACTGATCACCTGCGGATTGTCGGAGGGCTCCCAAGTTGCGGGATTGTCCCACCGATGCGCGCCAGAGCCGCCCACGGTGGTATCCTTGCGCGGATCGTAGAGCTTGATGCCCTGCACCTCGAACCGGACAGAGGGCAGGCCCTGATAAATCTCGGGGTCCAGCGCGAATTCCAGCACCGCATAAGCCGTGCCGCGCAAGACGTGATCTGTGGTCCACGGGCGGTCAGGATGCGCGCCATAGTACGTCACCAGCGTTGGGTCGGCCTCCGTCTGCGTGCCATCGTAGAACCACATCCACGCGGTCGGATCGGTGTCGTCCTGCCGGAACTCGGTCAGGATGCGGCGGCCAGAATTTTCAGGCACCTCATTGAACGGCCCCGTGGCATTGTCAGGGGCCTCAATGTCCGAGTATTTGCCGTTGATCACGATCCGCCCGGTCAGACCGGTGACGGGGACATTCGAGACCTCCAAGATGTAGGTCAGGATGCCGTTATTCTTGAAACGGCTGTACGCAGGCGCAACGGCGTGACCCTCGACGGCATAAGTGCCCACGATGAATTTCTGCGGCGTCACGTCGCCGGTCGTGGTCTGCTCGGTCTGGATGCCTTGCCCGTTGACCTTGGGCTTTTTGGCAAAGGCTTGGTTGAGCAGCGATAGGCCTACGCCCACGACGAGCCGTGTCGCAAACGCCCCAAGCGCGCCGAACCCTGCGGCAATAGCAGCAAACGTGCCAGCCCCGGCGCTTGACGCCGCCAGTGCAACGGCAATTGCAGTGGAAATCGGCTCGGCCATAGCCCCGACGGGTGCTACGATAAAGCCTAAGAGGATCGCAAAAAACAGGATCATACCTTAAAGGCCCTCAGCGCTTTCATCCGGGAAATGTGGCCCAGCCCATCGGGGCGCAGCACGAACACGCGGTCACTGGCAAAGATGCCCATCGCACTGCCCTCGCACACCGCCAGATCGCCGACCTGCGCCATGGCGGGCGGGATCTCCGGGAATAGGCTGGCGATGTAATCGACATGGCTGGCAAAGCCATCCTCGGCCATCACACGGGCAAGCCCCGCCATGCTGCGATAGCGCCCGCGCCACCGCTTGCCGTGATCCACGCCCGTCGCGGCCTTGACCCACCCGGCGACATACATGCCGCAATCGTGGCTGCCGGGGCGAAAGCGCATCACCCGCACAGTGTCGAGATAGGTGATCAGCATCTGTGCCCGGCTCATCCGCGTGTGTCCCCGTTGCTGGTGCTGCCCCCGCCCGCGCGCTCGTCTGCAGTGGGTGTGGACGGCGTCACAGTCGTGGGCGGCGGCGCGCCGTTCTGCGACTTGCCTGACCCCCAGAACACCGGCACCGCGCCTGAGGTGGCGGCATACTCCCGCCCCCGGTCAGAGGCATTGATCCGGCGCTGCGCGGAATTGGACTTCTTGAGCGCCAAGGTCCGGGTCAACGCCCGCGCGGCGCTTGCCACCGTCATGGTGATATCCGCCGATTGCCCCTCTGCGGCGCGGGGCAAAGGCATCTCTTCGACCCGACCCTTGATCACCCGCACGGGAACGCCGACCTGCACCGCCTTGACCGGATCGAAAAACACCCGGTGGACCTCGACTGGCCGACCGCCCAGGTCGTAGAGATTGACCAGATTGACCACCGCAGCCGGAATGCCGGAAAACCGGATCCTGTGCATTCGGACATTTAAGCCCACTTCGCCCCGGATCGGATCAAGGCCAAGGATCGAGCCCGCCCCCTGATAGCTGCGCGCGGTCTCGCCAACGGTGAATTGCCGCACGTCGAGACCGTTCCAGAACCCCACGGCCTCGATCAGCCCGGTTGACCGGCGGCGCGCGCTCACCCACACCAGATGCCGGGATATGACACCCGTGAGGCTGGCCAGCATGTTTTCGGTGGCGGTGCCGTAATCGCGCATCTACACCCCCACGCTTTGCACAAAGGAAAACTCTGCGCCCTCGGCTCTGCCCGCGCGATGCGCGCCGTAGGCCGGATTTGGTTCGAGCCGCGCCTTGATTACCGGCTTGATCAGCGTCACGGGATCGCCAACGACAATCCCCGGCTGGAGCGGCGGCGTCACCTGAAACCATGCAGTCGTGCCCGGAGCGCCGGACTGGATATCACTCACCACCCGATGCAGGCCATATTGCACGGGGCTGGAGCCATACTGCACGCCCATAAAATCGCCACCGCGAAGCCAATAGAGACCGGGCATGCCTTGCAGCTTGATCATCCGCGCATCTGCCGCATCAAGCTGTGCGACCGTGGGCGTGGACGCACCAAGGATCGCCCCGGTCGGATCATCTGCCGGATGCGTCTTCGCCGGATCGTAGACCAGAAACGACGCCCCCGGCGTATCCAGCACGGACAAGAGCGCGTCGATCCGCGCGGCATTGCTGCGATTGCCCATGGGGGGAAGGGAAAACGACCCGCGCCACACCGGCTCACCCAACAGCGCGGGCAGAGGCACGCCGCTCGCCGTCCGGTCGATCTGCATGGGGTTGTTAATGATGAGCCGCGAGACCGAGATTTTCAGCCGGTCTTGGAACTCAGCGAGAACGAGGGGGAAAGCCAAGGGCATCATCCGCGCCTCCGGGGGTCTTTGTTGATCCGGTCAACCGCCTGCGGCAGGCCGCTTCGCGTGAATTGCTCAATCCCGGCCCGCGTCACCTGCACGGCCACCTCCCCCGATATGCGGCGCACGTCCTGGACGATGCTGCCATTCTCGACGCGGGCCACGACCTCGATGCGCGGGCCCGCGCTACCGCTCTGGGCTCGCGTCGCACCGGCAGCCTGCTCAGGCAGGGGCAGGCCACCCCCGGCAAAGCCCGGAATGATCTCGCCCGCGTTCATGGCCTCGAGCACCGCGCGGTTGCGCGCCGTGGCCTCGGCCGTCATGATGAATTCCCCGGCACTCACCATCGCGCGAATACGGTCGCCCCGGCCCGTGCCTGCGCCCAAGAGGAGGCCGGGACGGGTGACAAGAGGATCGCCGCCGCTTGCAAAGCCGGGCAGGCCGCCATTGGCGAAGGAGAGCAGCGGGCCTCCCGAGAAGAGGTCAAAGAGATCGCCAAGCCCGCCACCGCCGCCGCCACCGCCGCCACCGAAGATCCCGCTCAGGAGACCGCCGCCGCCGCTGCCCCCAAAGAGGCCAGACAGCGGGCCGGTGCCGAGGACCAGCGCTTCCTTGGCCGCGCGGATGATCATGTCGCCGATCCCCTCCCAGACGTCCCGGACGCTTTCGGCCTCGAGCAGCACGTCGTCGACGGCGTTGCTGAATTCCTCCTTGCGCTCCATGGCGACGCGCTCGTTTTCATGGGCCTCGACGAGAGCCTCGATCTCCGCACGTTGCTTTGGCGTCGCGGCGGTCAGGCGTTCACGCAGGCGGATCATCTCGCGCTGCACCGGATCGCTTTCGCGCAGGGCCTCTATCTCGCGCTGTTTGGATGCGATCAGCCGGTCGATACCCTCGCGTTCTTTTTCGATCGATTTGGCTGATCCGCCGCGCGAACCGCTGTTGGACCGCGCGGGCCGGGCCAGCTCGTTGAGGCGGGAGGTCTCACGGGCCAGTTCGACAACGGCATCCCGGCGCGCGTTGAGGTCTTCGACTGTTGCCGTGTCGCCGCTGGCCTCGCCCCGGATGACCGCCGTCTCGCGGTCGAACCGGGCACCGGCCAAGGCTCCGGCACGCCCAATCGGATCGTCGCGAAACTCCGCCCGGATACGGGCGTTCTCTAGCCCGACCTCGCCTTGCGACTGCAGGTCGAACATCGCATCGACCGCACCGAGAACTTCGGCCCTGAGACGTGCGGCCTCATCAGCCGCCGCGCGGATGCTGCCCGACATATCCGCCGTGGCGATTTCAAAGGCATGCTGCGCGGCTTGGCGCATTTCCTCCTTGGTCGCCTCGCTGGCATCGGAGGCGTCGGCCTCCGCAAGCGCCGCATCGAGGGCGAACTGGGCGCGCAGGCGGGTGACTTCCGCGCTGTCCGCGCCAGTCCGAGCGATAGCCTCTGCGACTGCGTTCTGTTCGACCATCGTCAAGAGCATGGCCTGTGCCGCCGCCTCGGCCGTGAGCTGCTCGCCGGTGGCCTTGGTCACAAGCTCGAGGAAGGTCAGCATTTCCTCGGACTGGCGATTGTCCTCAGGGTCTTGCGATTGAAGCTCGGCGACTTCGGCCAAGCGGATACGCATCTGGTCAAGTGTCAGAAGCCGGGCTTCTTCCGCCTCGGATATTGTCCCCACAGCTTCGGCGGCGGCGGTGTAGCTTAGAATGAGCGCCTCAATGGCGGCTTGCTGCTGTTCAATCGTCCCGCCAGCGGCGTCCTGCAGCGCGATCAGGTCCTCTGCGACGGCTTCCGCAAGCCTGCGTTGTTCGTCGAACACGCTTCGGTCCCGGATAATGCCGCCAAAGTCGAATTCGTCTTCGATGGCCCGGCGGTTAAATCCGACGCCACGCGAGGGGTTTATGCCCGTCTCGCCGACAAACGTTCCGATATTTGACGCCGCCTCGCGCTGTGCCACGCGCTTTTCGGCCTCGACGATGCGGTCGAGAATGTCCTGCGCGCGGTCAACAAAGCCTTCGCCAAACCGGTCGGCCAGCTCCAGCCGGGTGGCAGATGCCTCGGCGATCTGGTCCTTCAGGCTGTCGATCCGGGTCTCGAGCGATTCAACGCTGTCCGCGAAGCTCTCTGCCTCTTCTGAGGATGACATGAACCAGTTGACCACGGTAGCCGTCGCCGCGAGCGCGCCGATGGTGATCAGATTGATGGGGCTCAGCATCGCAAGAACCGCGCCGCCCAAAGCCCGGAACGCGCCTGCGGCCCCGAGCGGGCCAATGACTTGAGTGATCTGCGTGCCCTGCTGAATAGCCAGCGTGAGCGGGTTCTGCCCCGCTGCCAGCATGACGAAGACGTCATTGCCCTGCGCCACCAGATTGCCCATTGAGCCTGCGGCAAGGCGATTGGCCGAGGCCATTTTCTGAGTTGCAGCAGTGTTGACATTCGCGGCGGAACTGGCAGCGGTCAGGCCCGTTGCCGAGGTCCGCGCGGCGGTCTCAAGCTGTTTCACACCGCGCGCGGCAGTGGCGCCTTGGGTGCCCACGCCGCGAATGTCCTGGGCAGCCCCTTTGGCGGCGGTGCCGGTAGCCTGCAGCTCCGCCTTCGCCTGGTCGGCGTCCATGAGGATTTCGGCCCGTGCGACCAATGTCATGTCAGCTCTCCCGCATCGCGGCCACGGCCGCGCTTTCGATCACCTGCACCTCGGCCCAAAGTTGGGGCGTGATCCGTATTCCGCTCATGCGCAGGCCCGTCCGTGCAGCGGTATAGTCGAGGCCCACCACCCGGAACCCTGCCAGCCCGGCCGAGACGGTGCGCCATTGATTGCAGACCGCGAGGAAGGCCCGAACGACCGGGACGTTTTGCGGCCAGATGCCGGTGCCAGAGCCGGACGGATCGCGAGTGAGCTGGCCCGGGTCGATCCCCCAGAACGCCGCCTCGTCGTCATGGTCGCTGCCGGTCTCATCCTCGATCAGATCGCCACGCGCCCACGCCCGCCCGGCCCATTTCAGTTTTTTACCCGTTTCCCCATCAGCGCTGCGTAATAGGCATTGACCAGGGCGACGCGGACATAGGCCACACCGATCAGCCGGTCGCGCAGGCCATGGCTGTAGGGCAGCTTCTTGCCTTGCTCGTCCTCGATGTCGTCGAAGCCGGTCACGGCCGCCGTCAGAAAATCCCGCTCGCCGCGTGAGGTGCGCATGTCGAAGGCTTCGATCTCCTCGTCGGGCAGCACGCGGAACGTGACCTGCATGTCCTGCAGTTCGTGCCCGCCGTCGGCGGGCACCTTGATCTCGACGCGGTGGGTAAAGGTCGGGGTCTGGTCGATCTTGAACATGGGGGAAACTCTCTTTCAAAGGGGCTTGAAGGGGGCGTTAAAGCCCCTCAGGTGAGTGTCATCGTCCACTGGTCGGCGGCGGTGGCGGCGGTGGGCAGCGGCACGAGGCGCAGCGGCCACTCCTTGCGACCCTGACCGTCCTCCAGTCCTTCAGGGCGCTGCATCTGCGCGTTCGGGGCGGCGATATTGACGATGTTGCCTGCCGTCTTGCCGTGCTCGATCTCGACCACGACCTTGGCTTGGGTGGCCGCCATGGTGAACGGGTTGAACGTGGCCAGCGCCACGGCGCGAACCCGCGCCTCGATGGTGTTCTCATGCCCGTCGAGCAGCACCTCCTCCTCACCGATCAGGAATTGCGCCTCGACGCGATTGGCGAGGGCGAGCTTGAAGCTGCGCATAACGAGCTCCTCGCTGTCGATGGTGAAGACAGGCGTGTTGGCATCCGATGCGGCCAGAGGGTCGGGAATGCCGGTGAAGTCCGGGGTCGGGATCGCCACGTCGGCCGGGGCCACGTAGAGGGCGGTGAACTCGAACTCGATATAGGGAATGCCCGAGGCCGAGACGTCAAAGGCGGCGGTCCCGCGCACCCCCACCATGGCATAGAGCGTGCCGCCGATATTGAGGTGCAGCGTGACGCTCTCAAGGTTCGAGTAAACCCGGTTGTAGACCACAGAGGTCGCCGCCGTCACGGTCTCGGCACAGCCACAAGCCCGCAGGAGGCGGCCCCAACGGGGCGCGGTCCCGACGGTGCCGGAGCCTGCCAGTTCGACCTTGAACGAGATCGTGCGGTGCAGATCGACCGGGATCGTGCCGGTGGGTCCGCCGTGCGGCGTGTCGAGATTGCGGTCGAGATCCTGACCCTGCATCGGCGACAGGCGCACATCGGTCGCGAGGATTGCGTCGCCGCCAGTAGGGGTGGCGTCCGTTCCATAGGTGGTTTCCAGCTTCGCGAGCAGGACTTTGCGTCTCCAGAGCAGGCTCATTTGTCGGCATCCTTCTTGTCAGATTTGGGCGCGGGCGCGGGCTTGGGACTGGCCCCGGCAGGTTTCAGCGCGCCCTTGTCGTCGCGGGTGTAGGACCCGCCGGAGGTGGGAAGTTTGGTCATGTGAGGATCCTCAGTTGATCGTCGATGGAGAAATCGAGCTGGTAGGCGAGCACGCCAGCCCCGCTGGACATGAGCTGGCCACGCTCGAACCTGTAGACACCGACCTCGTCGCCCGGTGCCCAGCCCGCCAGGGCGCGGACAACACGCATCAGGAACTGGTCGATCTTGTCGAGGGAGGCGGCTCCGGTGCGGTCAAAGCTTTGTGCGAAGATCACCACGCTGGTGCGGTGGGTCAGCATCTGGCTGAAAACGCCCGACGCAGCATCTGGGCGGCCGCCCTGAATGCCCGAAGGGAAGACATAAGCCGCGACCGATTGCGCGGGCAGCTTCTTTGAGCGGATCAGATCGACAAAGGCGCGGCCGCCGTCGATGCGGCCTGCAAGATCGGGCACCTGTTCCGCTAGGCGGGTCATGACGTCGTTGATGTTCATGCGAAGACCTCGCGCAGATAGGTCTCGACCGTGTCCACGATGTCGGTCTCGTCCTTGTCGTCGAAGCCGAGGAATGGCCGCGCCGGGATTTCGACCTGGTCGACCATGATGAATTGGCCATTCGGCAAGGTGAAGGCGAGTTTGGCCGTGGCGTCATCGCCTACGGCCTTGGGCTCGATGAACGCGCCGAACTGATGGGTGGCGGCGTAGGGCACGTTGGTGCCGACGCGCGCAGAGTTGCTGTCGGCCTCGGTCACGATGCTGTCGCGTAGCCGTGTGCTGTCCACCAGTGTCTTGCCGCCGAACTCGCGGGCGCGGTGCGAGACGGGCCATGCGATGCCGCCCGGGCCTTCACCCTTTTCGAACCGCTCCGAGACGGAGGTTTCCAGAACCGTCCCGATGCTCTGCATCAGAGGGGTGAGGTCGGACAACTGGCGCAGGCCGTTGGCGATGGCCGTGTCAAAGTCGAGACTGTCGAGGCTGACGGTGAGGGAAACCATCTCAGAACCCCTTGAGGCTGTCGCGGCTGAAGGTGCCCTCCGGCGCGCTGATCTGCGGCAGCTGGGGATTGCCGGGACCGGTGTCCGCGGGTGTCTCGTCGCCAAGCGAGGCCTCACCCTTGCGCACTTGGCGCAGAAAGGCGACGGC